CTTGTATTTTCAAAAATTACAAGAGATGCCTTGGTGGATAGTTGGATTATGGGTTTCAGTAGTCGCAGCAATTTATGGACTTAAGGCAACTGATGTGATAAATATGAATAAAAACGGAGGAAAATAAAATGGCTAAGAAAAAATTTCCAGATTTAACTGGAGACGGAAAAGTAACTAAAGCAGATGTACTAAAAGGTAGAGGTGTATTTGCTATGGGTGGACCAGTAGAAGTTAAAGCTGATGATTCAGTTGATTTAGTTGGTAATCCAAAAGGTAAAAAGAAACCAATTCAAATTAAAGGCTGGGGTAAGGCAAGACATTAATGGCAAAACTTTGTCCAAGAGGAAAAGCAGCAGCAAAAAGAAAATTCAAGGTATACCCAAGTGCGTATGCCAATATGTATGCCTCTGCAGTTTGCTCTGGGAAAGTAACACCAGGTGGCAAAAAAAGAAAAAAAATGGCAACCGGAGGACTTGCAAAAAGAGGAAAAGGTTGTGAGATTAGATAATGGGTTTAAGAAAATGGGTACAAGATAAATGGGTAGACATTGGAGCTCCGAAAAAGAACGGGAAGTATCAACCTTGCGGGAGATCAAAAGGGAGCAAGAGAGCGTATCCAAAATGCGTGCCACTTGCAAAAGCCACACGGATGACAAGCTCGCAAAAGGCGAGTGCTGTCAAACGAAAACGTGCAGCTCAAAATACTGGCCCTAAACCAACTAACGTAAAAACAATTATTAAAAGAACTAAAAAATCCGATGGTGGTTACATTGGAAGTTTCATAGACTTGAATGTTGATGGAAAAACATATAGTAATTCATCTTACAGGAAATATTACAAAGGTATGCTATAATGACAATAATTACAAAAGGAATGGGAGTAATTATTAAAAATTTATCTAAAAAATCTCCAATTAAAAAACGTGGAATGTCAACAGAAGACAAAATTAAAACTGGTGCAGTAATTGGAACAGGAGCTGCAGTTACAGGACTAGGGGTTTTAAAAGCTAAATCCATAATGGATCAAGATTATGGTAAGACAAAAAAGGATAAAAAGTAATGATAAACTCAAGAGGAATGGGAAGAGCTTATTTAGCTAAAGGTGGTATAACTCCAGCGTGGCAACGTAAAGAAGGTAAATCTGAATCAGGTGGATTAAATAGAAAAGGTATTGCATCTTATAGAGCTGCAAATCCTGGTTCTAAACTTTCTATGGCTGTCACAACTAAACCTTCAAAATTGAAGAAAGGTTCTAAGGCTGCAAATCGTAGAAAAAGTTTCTGCGCACGTATGAAAGGTATGAAGAAAAGATTAACTTCTGCAAAGACCGCACGTGACCCAGATTCTAGAATTAATAAAAGTCTTAGAAAATGGAACTGCTAATGAACTTTGAAGAATTTTTAACTAAACTTAGAAAACACATACGAAATTCTTACCAGTCTATAGGTGAAACTATGGTAGCTGGAGGAGTAACAGATATGGAAAAATATAAATATCTGTTAGGACAGGCACACGCCTTACAATTAATAGATCAGGAAATCTCAAACCTGCTAAATCCAAAGGAGGATAAAAAAGATGAGCAACGAGACGACACAAACATCATTAAATTCGGACAAAGAAATACCGAAGAGTAATACAGGACTTTTAGATAAATATAAGTCCCAACCGAAACAAGAAATAAAAAGATTAGATGAAAATAACATTGGTTCAATGTTGGACCAACTACCAGAGCCATCTGGTTGGAGAATGTTAGTTTTACCATTTACACCAAAAGAAAAAACAAAAGGTGGAATCATATTTTCACAAGAATCTTTAGACAAAGCTAGAATGGTTACAAATTGTGGCTACGTATTAAAGATGGGACCTCTTTGTTATAAAGACAAAGATAAATTTGAAACAGGTCCTTGGTGTAAAGAAAAAGATTGGGTGATCTTTGCCAGATATGCTGGTTCAAGACTACCAATAGAAGGCGGAGAAGTCCGTCTACTTAACGACGACGAGGTTCTAGGAACTGTAAAAGATCCGGAATCAGTGTTGCATTACATTTAACATAGGAGGAATCTATGCAAGAAGAAAACAAAAGAGAAATACCTATGGTGGATATTGATACTTCAGGTCCAGAGCAAGAAGTTGAATTAAACGACGATGCTCAATCTGAAAATCAAGTTGAAACCAAGGAAGATGTTTCCGTAGAGGAAACAAAAGACCCTAGCACCAAGCCGCAAGAAACAAGCAGCGAGGAGCAAGGAGCTAGCGACCAGAAAGAAAAAGAATTAGAAAACTATAGTAAGGACGTTCAAAGAAGAATTGCTAAACTCACTGGAAAGTGGAGAGAAGCACAAAGACAAAGAGACGAAGCTTTGGCTTTTGCAAAAGTGCAAAAGGAACAAAGAGAATCTTTGTTAAAGAAATATTCTTCAGTTGAACAAGCTGGAGTAAAAGACAGAGAAGAGAGAATCAAATCTGGTTTAATTGCAGCTCAAACAAAGTTAGCTCAAGCAAGAGTTAATGATGATGTTGCTTCAGAAGTTGAAGCACAAAAAGAAATAGCAAGACTAGGTTATGAAGAAGCTAGACTTGCTGAAGCTAAGTTAGCGGCAGAATCAATGCCTAAAGCGGAACCAAAGAAGGAAGAAATTCCTACCTTTGAGCAAAGAACGCAAGAACCACAAAGAATAGATCCTAGAGCAGAAGCTTGGGGATCTAAAAATAAGTGGTTTGGTACTGATACACCAATGACTTATACGGCTTTTGACATCCATAATAAATTGGAAGAAGAAGGTTATGATCCTAACAGTGACGAATATTATGCTGAAATAGACAAAAGAATGAGACTTGCTTTTCCGCAGAAATTTGATACAACTACTGGTACAACGGCTGAAAATACGACCAGGCCAGTACAAACAGTAGCGTCGGCGACGCGAAGTACAAAATCAGGTCGCAGAACTGTGAGACTCACCCCTTCTCAAGTTGCTATCGCCAAAAAATTAGGAGTGTCATTGGAAGATTATGCAAAACAATTAAAAATAATCACGAAGGAGGTTTAAGCATATGAACGAAGATAAAAACATTAAGACCCCGCGTGCGAGTCAGTCTAGAGTTTCTGATAAGAAACCTACAACCTGGACTCCCCCGTCATCACTAGATGCACCAACTGCGCCTGATGGATTCAGACACAGATGGATAAGAACTGAAACACTTGGTATGGACGATACAAAGAATATGTCAGGTAAACTCAGATCTGGATGGGAACTCGTAAGAGCGGACCAATACCCAGAGCATCCTTATCCACAAGTTGCTGAAGGCAAATACGCAGGAGTGATAGGAGTTGGCGGCCTTGTGTTGGCAAGGATACCAGAAGAGATCGCAAAATCTCGTGAAGCTTATTTTAGAAAACAAGTTTCAGATAGAGATGAAGCAGTAAACAACGATCTTTTGAAGGAACAACATCCAAGTATGCCAATCAATAGTGAGAGGCAGAGTCGCGTAACTTTTGGTGGTACTAAAAAATAATTTTTTAGCAATACCAACTACCGTGATACTAAATATAAACTAAAACTTAGGAGTAAAAACTATGGCAAACAAAGACAGTGCTTTCGGATTGAGAGCAATTGGCAAAGTTGGTCAGAATAGAGATAACCAAGGTTTAAGTGAGTATAGTATTGCAGCCAATTCATCTGCGATTTTCCAAAATGACCCAGTTCAAGCTTTAGCTACTGGATTCATTGGGGTAAATTCAGCAAATGATGGTAACTTACTAGGTTCACTGAACGGTGTATTCTATACTGATTCATCTTCTTCGAAACCTACGTGGGCAAATCACTTAGAAGCATCTAACACTGCAACAGACATTGTTGGATTTGTAAGTGATGATCCTTACGAAAGGTTCGAAATACAATCTAGTGGTACATTAGCTATCGCTGATATTAACTTAAACGCAGACTTAGCATATACAGCTGGTGCTTCACCAAACTTTATATCTAAATGCGAAGTTGTAACAGCAAGTGGTATGACTACGAGTGTAAAACAAATCAGAGTTATTGGAGTCGCTAAAGATATCGAAAACAGCGAAAAAGCAAATGCTACAACATATGCAGCAAATGTTAACGTTGTTGGAATCATTAACGAACATAACTTAAAAACAACAAGCGGAATATAAGGAGATAAACTATGGCTATTAGTAGAGGACAACTAGTTAAAGAACTAGAACCAGGTTTGAATGCTTTATTCGGCTTGGAGTACAAAAGATATGAAAATCAGCACGCTGAAATTTTTGACACTGAAACTTCAGACAGAGCTTTCGAAGAGGAAGTAATGTTATCAGGTTTCGCAAATGCTCAAGTTAAACCAGAAGGTTCTGGAGTAACTTTTGACAGTGCACAAGAAACTTTCACTGCTAGATATACGCACGAGACAATTGCTCTTGCTTTTTCAATCACTGAAGAAGCGATTGAAGACAACCTGTATGACAGATTAGCTTCGAGATACACAAAAGCATTAGCAAGATCTATGGCGAACACTAAACAAGTAAAAGCTGCAAATGTATTAAACAATGCATTTGATTCAGCCTTTGCTGGCGGAGATGGTAAAGAGCTTTGCGCTACTGACCACCCAACAATCGCTGGCACAGTTTCAAATGAGTTAGGCACTTCTGCCGACTTAAATGAAACTTCATTAGAACAGTCGTTAATTGATATTGCGGCTTTCACTGATGAAAGAGGCTTGAAAATAGCTGCGAGAGGATTGAAATTAATCATCCCTAGTGAATTACAATTCACTGCTGAGAGATTAATGAAATCAGCTCAAAGAGTTGGAACTGCGGACAATGATATTAACGCAATCAACAGTATGGGAATGATTCCACAAGGTTATGTGGTTAACAATTTCTTAACTGACACAGATGCGTTCTTCATCAAAACAGACGTACCTAACGGTATGAAAATGTTCGTAAGATCACCAATCAAAACAGCTATGGAAGGTGACTTCGATACTGGTAACGTAAGATACAAAGCAAGAGAGAGATACTCTTTTGGTTTCTCTGACTTCAGAGGTATCTACGGATCACCAGGTGCGTAATACTTAATTTAAAGTATTATTATTTTGAAAGGCCTCTTGATTGAGGCCTTTCTTTTTAGTAGAGTGATAGAATGCAGAGAAAGAAATTTAGAATACAAATTCGAGCTTATGGTTACACTACAGACTTCATTGCTGAAGCTTTAGATACAACTGAATCTATTGAAGAAGTAGTCCTTGACAAAATAGGAAAAAATGCTATTGTGTGGGAAGCAGATATCTTTTACGATAAACGTAAATGTTATATAACCTATGAGGAGGTTAACGATGGCTCAAGACAATATGGTGTTGTTCGCTCAGAAGATCAGACTCGAATCTAAATGGAATGAGTTATTTCTTCAAAACGGTGGACTAGTAACACCAGAGATGTCAGTTCTTGGAGATCAGATCAAAACAGTAATTAGATCTATCTTAAAGAATCAAGAGAGTCCTAAGAGAAATCCATTAGATGGTGAAATCCATCTATTTGCTGGCTAATTAGGAATAAACTCTTTTTGTTACAAAAGCAGTCAAACGCTATAGGGATTCCTTGCACTCTTCTATTTTTTCATATATAAATTAATCACTATACAATAAAATTCTGCATAGACGAGTATAGTCGACGGCCTAGAGACTATGTGGAAATAACTAGGAGGATATAATAATGGCAACAACAACATTCCAAGGGATTGTAAGATCTCACGGAGGACAAGACAAATCAGCAACAACACCAGGTGTTGTAGTATTATCTGAAGTAATTTCATTTAATGCTGCGGCAAGTGCTGGTAGTTTAACACCAGTTAGAATTGGTACATCAGCAACAACAGGTAATACATTTATTTTACCAGAAGGTGCTATACCTATTTCTTTTACAGTAATAGTTGGATCAACAGGTGCAGGTTCAACTGTAGATATTGGAACAACAGCTGACGTAGATGGTTTCTTTAATGAAGTAGCTTCGGTTACAAAAGGATCAATCAAAGGCGCAGATGGTGCTTTAGTAGTAGCAGGTGGTATACCAGCTAACGCTACAGTAGCAGCTTCAGTAGGTGTTACTGCAGGAACTGGAACTGTTACAGGTGTGTTTACTTACACTGTTGTAGATAATGCTAAACCAGGTGAGTCACAACCTGAATTAGTCTAATAAATAATTAAATGTGGGGCTTCGGCCCCACATAAAATTTAAGGAGATATTAAAAAATGAAATCAGATGTTAAAGCAACACGAAAAGCTACTGATGGTTTAGTATTTGCAGGTAGAACAAGATTAAGAGGAATTATTCTTGGAGCACCTAATACTACAACTGCAGCGGCAGCTACATTATTGAACGGAACAACAGGATCTAATTATTTTCAAGTTGATGCACCTGCAGGCGATGTATTTGCATACAATCTTGCAGAAGATGGAATTCTTTTTGAAAACGGACTTTTTGTAACTGATTTAGTTGGTATAGTAACTGTCGTATACGATAAGTAGGAGGCTAAATGGCTAATACTACTTCTGGAACAACAACTTTTGATAAAACTTTTTCTATTGATGAAGTCATAGAAGAAGCTTACGAAAGAATTGGAATGCAACCTAATGCAGGTTTTAATTTAAAATCTGCTAGACGTTCTTTAAACATAATGTTTCAAGAATGGGGAAATAGAGGTTTGCATTATTGGGAAGTTGCAAATAACTCAATCACATTAGTTAATGGTCAAGCAGAATATACAATGTTTAGATCAACTAGTGATGGTACTTCTGACGCTACAGCTGTTTATGGTGTAGATGATGTTTTAGAAGCTTCTTACAGAAACTCTTCTTCAGTAGATTTTCCTTTAACTAAAATTAACAGATCTGAATATCAATCATTATCTAATAAAACAGCTACTGGAGTTCCAGTACAATACTTTGTTCAAAGATTCATAGATAAAGTTACTATAACTTTATATTTAACTCCTGGTTCAACAGAAGCAGGAAACTTTATAAATTATTATTATGTAAAAAGAATTCAAGATGTTGGAGTTTATACAAATGCAACGGATGTACCTTATAGATTCGTACCTTGTATGGTTTCTGGATTATCTTATTATTTATCTCAAAAATTTGCACCACAAAGAACGCAAGAATTAAAATTATTGTATGAAGATGAACTTCAAAGAGCGCTACAAGAAGACGGCTCTTCTAGCAGCTCGTATATAAGTCCGAAGGTGTATTATCCAGGTGTCTAATACTGCTTCAGGAAAATTTTCAAAATTTATTTCAGACCGTTCAGGTATGGAATTTCCATACAAAGAAATGGTTACTGAATGGAATGGTGCTAAAGTTCATATTTCTGAATTTGAACCTAAACATCCACAATTAGAACCAAAACCACATACAGCAGATCCACAAGGTTTAAGAATGGCAAGACCAGATAGAACAGAACCACAAACTGACCCATTATTACAACCAGAACCTTTTATTATAACTTCTGGTAGTTCTACTATTAATGTTTATGAACCATCACACGGAAGAACAACAGGAAATGTTGTTGCATTTAGAAATGTTGATGGAAGTCCAGGAGGATTATCTTATACATTATTTGAAAATTCAAATGGTTTTAGTATAACAGTAACAGGTACAGATAATTATACTTTCAATTTAGGAAGTACACCTACTGTATCGGGAAGATTTGGAGGAATGACTGTTACAGCAGGACCTGTAACATTAACACCATAATATGACATACGCAGAACTAGTTACAAAAATAAGAGATTACACAGAGGTTGATGCAACTGTATTTACTTCAACTATCATCAATGGATTTATTTCTGATGCAGAATTTAGGATTTTAAGAGATGTAGATTCTGATAATAATAGGTCCTATGCACAAGCTGACATTATTGCAGCTCAAAGATATGTAAATACACCATTAATTAATGATGAAACATTAATCATTAGATCAGTTCAAATCACCAATTCTACAGGTGGTGCAGATAACTCTAGCCGCTCGTTTCTAGAATATAGAGACACGAACTTTATATCTGAGTACAATCCAACAGGAGTACAAGGATTACCAAAATACTATAGTTATTGGGACGAAGACACTATTGTCATAGCTCCAACCCCAGATCAAAATTATAATATGCAGATAAATTATATCTTGAAACCAAATGGATTATCGGTTAGTAATACACAAACATACTTAAGTAAGGAATTTCCCAACGGACTTTTGTATGCTTGTTTAGTAGAGGCTTACGGGTTTTTAAAAGGACCAGCTGATATGATCCAATTCTACGAAGGAAAATATAAGCAAGCTCTTGAGGGATTCACCGTAGAGCAAATGGGAAGACGAAGAAGAGATGAATACCAAAGTGGTTCACCTCGACTTCCAAAAACACAATAAGGAGTAAAATATGGCTATAACACAAGCGGTTGCAAATAGTTTTAAACAAGAATTACTAGAAGGTGAACACAAGTTTCAATTTAAAACTATTTGTATTTTTAAACTTGCTTTGTATACCTCCGCTGCAACATTAAATTCATCAACTACAGTTTATCCAGGAGATAGTACAGGAAATCAAGTTCCTGATTCTGGTCAATATACTCAAGGTGGTGGAGTATTAGTAAAACCAAATCCAAGTACTTCAGTTGCATCAGGTGTTGCAATGGTTACTTTTGCGAATTTGTCTTTTACTGGTGTAACATTGACAGCTAGAGGTGCTTTAATTTATAATACTTCATCTGCAAATAAAGCAGTTGCGGTATTAGATTTTACAAGCGACAAGACAGCAACTTCAGGAACGTTTACAATTCAGTTCCCAGCATTTACAACTTCAGCAGCGATTCTAAGAATTGGTAACGCGTAATAGGAGAATTTTCCTATTATGGCTACCAGAATTTTTATAGTCACTGTTCCAGCTGGAATTGGAGGAGGATTTTATATTGATGGTGTACAAAAACCTACACTAGACCTAGCCAAAGGTGCGACCTATCGCTTTGATGTTTCTGATGCAAGTAATTCAGTACATCCATTTAGATTTTCTACAAATGCAAATAATAGTCCATCTTCACCTTATACAACAGGTGTAACTACAAGTGGAACTCAAGGAAATCCTGGAGCCTATGTAGAAATAGATTTAACTTCAACTTCAACAGATACTTTATATTATTATTGTACCAATCACTCTGGAATGGGAGGTCAATTAAATTTAACCGCTGATTCTTGGGGAGCATTGTCTTGGAATGTTGGAAGTTGGGGAGAACAAGATAATGTAACAGAAATTTTAACAGGATTTAATAATTCTATTTCTTTAAATTCTGTAGATGCTTTTCCTAATCAAGGTTGGGGTTCTGATTCTTGGGGTGTTGAAAATTGGGGTGAAAGCGGAAACGTAGTCACTTTAACAGGTATTGGTTTAAGTATTGACTCAGGACAAAAAGAAGCTTGGGGTCAATTAGGATGGAATGCAACAACTACAGAATGGGGCGGTTCATATGTTCCAGAGATTGCAATCGGTCAACAAATTAATGCATCAGGTCAACAATTAAATATTAGTTTAAATAATGTTACAGAAGTAATAACTGTAGATGCTTTCCCACAAGGAATTGAATTAACAACAAATTTAGGAACATTAGATCCTGCACCAGATGCAGAATTAACAGGTCAACAATTAAATATTGGTGTTGGTACAGTA